CTTTCAAGGTTGACTGTGGGACCGTCTGGATGACCTAACTCACCAAATGCCCTGTTCTCGTCAACAAATTTCTTGTTATAGTTAGCAACTTCTTTCATTAACACATCTTTAGGATAGATACGACCATTACGGTTTTTAATATCACCCTGCATAAAGACGCCACGAATCTTGTAGTCTTTTTTACCGTTTTCTTTTTCTTCACAGATGTATTCCACATCTTGAATTGATTCTGAAATTAGTTTTATATTCATGCGCCTGGGTGTCCTTGTGCAACTTCTTCAACGTAAACAGCGCAATCACTACTAGCAGTTTCATTGATTACTGAAATACGGAATTCAGTTTCGGCTCTATCGTAGAGAAGAAGTCCAGGCCCTGTCAAGTCTTCAGTCCCTTCTTCTAATACTATTGCATTAGCATTTGTATCATCTTCACTATTTTGTGCGATAGGAACTCCAGAAGCAAATCGTAGTGCCCGTTCTACATTAGGAACCACTGTTGTTGTAGTTCCTGCTTTCAAGTAGAATGCATTTGAAGAAGTTGCTACAGGATAATCATCTGAAATAAGAAAGAGAGCATCTTGACCAGCAAACTCTGTTACTCTATATGAAGAAGCTGGGGATAATTTGCCAAGAATGGCTTCATGTGCTGCGTCATCGGCTGTCTGTGCAGCGGTGACTGTTCCAGCAACTCTTAATGTTTTAAATGACATACCCTACTCCTATGTTGCTAACATTTCTTTTTCAAAGTATCTCATAAGTTCTTTTTCAGTAACACCAAACTTTTTAGACACTTCTCTTATAGTTTTCTCAAAAGTATTTAGGAAATCTGAAGGTTTAGCATCCATGATTTTGAAGATAGAATCGACAGCTTTTCGCATTTTAGGAGACAATTTCTTGTATTCCTGTGATGTTTTGTGTTCATCTTTCTCAAAAACTGTGGTTTGATAAACTTCATCAAGTTTCTTTAACATCATCAACCTTACTATTGACAAAAGAATTAGCTAATTCTTGTCTATTAGTTTCTAATGAGTTACCAACTTTATTCATCATAACATCTGAAAATTCAGATTCAGCTGATAAATTATCACCGTTTTCAATTGCATCTATAAATTCTCTACTCATTTTCTATACCTCTGGCTCTTGTTCTGGTTCTTCTTCTGGGGGCTGTTCCTGTGGATTGTATACTGTACTATTTTCGGGAGGGCCCGGTTCTCCCACTTTACCCTGTGCAGTATCATCTCTTCTAATACCACCATGTGCGTCAGGAAGATTAATACCACCATCTTCTGGGTCCATTCCAGACTCTTTATTTATCTGTTTCTGCATTTCTTCAATCTCAAGATCAGTCAACCGTAAAACATTCTTTTGCACCCATTGTTTACTAAAGAAGGTGCCGACATATGCCTCTACTTGGTTCAGAGTATTAATTCTGTCATTGAGAAGTTCTGCTTCTTTCAACTCTGAGAAATGACCGTCAGCTAAAAAGTCATACTGAATGTGTTCTTGTATATTAGGCCAATCGTCAGGAGATATAATACCTTTCAACAGAAGTTGTGTTTTTAGAATATCAGTGAATAATGGAACAAACTTTTTTCGTATCCTCTGAACAAACTTTGTAAACTTGAGTTCATCACGGGTAATCTCTGTAGAACGACCAAGAGTGAATTGAGACTCTGCTTCTAATCTTGAAATAGGAACATTCAGTGACCTAAACAGTTTTCTTTGGAAGTAAACGATATCTTCAATCTCACCAAGATTCTGTCCACCAGGCAGCGTTGTAATCTCTGTACCTCTACCACCTTCTCGCCGTGGGAGCCAGAAATCTTCCAACATACTCATATGATTTCTATCGTCACGAATCTCACCAGTTGATGCATCATATACTAACTTGTTACGATAACGATTCATAACATCTTTGAGATATTGTTCTGCTTTTACCTTTGGTAGATTACCAACATCAATATAAAATATTCTTCTTTCTGGTGCCCGTGAGATACGATAGATTACCAAAGAATCCTCAACCATTCTCAATTGGTTTACAGGTTTGATTGCTTTATGAAGATATGATAGCACTCGACCACCATTACCATCAATCACACCAGATGGAACATAAGTGATAGCGTCTGGATGAATTTGAATTCCTTGACTGGCTCCTGTTGAGCCTAATCCTTTCTCATTGTAAAGAAAGAACTCTTGAACATTTTTAATTTTATCAACACCAGTTTTGTGGTCTTTCTCTTTTTCGACCTTTCTTACTTTTCTAATTTTAGTGGCATCAATATATCTAACTTCAGTTATCCCTTTTTTTGGTAATTTTTGATCAATGATTTTGTGAAAATAAATGCGACCATCAACATACCACCTACGAAAAAGGTCATGACCTTTCTGTTCAAATTTTAGAAGACGTAAGACTTCATCAAATTCATCTGTAATTGTTTTTTTGATTTTGTTTGAATATGGAATATTGTCTAGAACAATTTGAACAGAGATATCTCTTTCATTCGCAACAATGCCTTCATTTATAATATCTTCAATGGCAGTATCACACTCTGACTGTTGAGCAATATCTCTATAACGACGAATTAATTCTATATCAGTTTTTTCTTTCCCATCTGTATTCAGATAAGAACTAAAAAAACCACCACCAGCTATATCTACTGCGCCATCATCAGAGGTTGGGGCGGTAAAAGATGTACCACCCTCCTCTTTAGATTTGCTTATTTTATATCCAAAAAGTTCTGCCATAATGACTCCTACTAATTGTTATATTTAGTAGGTTTAATATTAGAAGTTCACAGAAGAAGCTTCGAAGTGTTGATATCTCCATGTACAATCAAATTGTTCAATTGCATCAGCCGTACCAGCATCAAGTGCGATTGATGTAATGTCTGTAGGCCATGCGCTTCTGAAAATGTATGTTTTCAAAACTGTATCATCTCTATCCAGTTGTTGCACTGTTAAGTCTGTTTGATAGTCAGCAGCAGCTGTAACACCAGTTGCTTCGGCAAGATCATTAATACCGTTTGACCATAACTCCAATGAATTTCTAAGACCAAAATCAGTATCATTCAAAAATGTTGTTGTCCAAGGATCATCAAAAGTTCGATCACCAGCAACGTAAATATTCCTACCACGAAAGGGAATTGGAATTGCTGGAAGAGTGAAAGCTGGTAATGATGATGCTCGACACAAGAATGATGCTCTACGAACATCTAATCCTGTAGCAATACCGGATGGTGGAGTAATTGTAACTCTAAATTGGTTTGCCCTTGCGCCACCACCAATTAATTGAGCTTTAAAATCGTCTATCTGTGCCATGTGAAGCTACTCCCTAAACTTAAAATTTACCAACTACTTCTTCAAATTCCACACCAGTGCGAACTGCTACGAAATTAAGTGTGATAAAGTTAATTGATCTTGCTGGTTTGATATAGATATCACCAATAAATTCATTTCTATCTATAACCTCACCAGTGTTATTCGTATCATCAGCAACAACCTTAAAGTCAAAGATACCTCTACGACCTTGAACATCTCTCAAGAAAGGCTCGACTAAGTTTCTGAATGATGCTCTTGTAAATTCATCGTTGAACTCAAAGAGTTGGAATTTTGCAGCAGTGGCAATTGCCTTCTCTAGAACCAAGAACAACCGTCTTACGTTAATTCTATCAAATGCGCTTGGTTTGGAAAGTGCAGTTTTATCACCGAATAGAACAACACCTTGGCCGGGGAAATCTACAACAGGATTAACTCTTGCTCTATAGAGTTGATCTCTTTCAGATTTCTTTGGAGAATATGAGAGTTTAATTGCGCCTCTCACATTACCACGATTAAGACCAGCTGGTGAGAACCAAGGATCAGCAACATTATCTGTGTAAGCACAAAGACCAGCTGTATCACCATTCATTGGAACAAAACGATACACATCATTATACTTGTCATACATGTATTTGTATCCACTATCGAATACAACATATGAAGATGATGGGCAAAGATTGAAAGCATCAACAACATTTTCTGTAGCTGTATTTGAACTTGAAACACCCACAGTTGCTGCTCGATATGGAGAAACAAACGCAACACAATCTTTTCTGTCTTCTACCAATGCAGTCAACATGGTCACATGTGTATCTTGTGTGGATGCAGTATTACCATCTCCACCACCCTTTCCACCAAGAATAAGGTTTACATCAACTGTTTCTACATCTTTGAATTCATCATAACCTTTTTGAAGTTCACCAGCAGTTACAGCATAATCATCTGTGCCATTTTTTAGAATTGTATTTGTTGGTGTATCAAGAGCAGCATATGAAGTTGCGCCAGATTCACCTTGAACTTTATCGCCAGCATCAGATAAACTTCCATCAGATGCATCTAAGATGATGTTGTCACCGGCATCTGCTCCTGCGCCATCTGTTCCACCATCTTCCATGATGATGAATGTGTCTTGAGCGTCAAAATCTGTTCCCCAATTAAAACCAGCAGAGTTATGATCCATCCAATAAACAAAACTGGAAGACCTAAAGATTTTATCAGCATAGTATGTGCTATCACCCTGTGGTGATCTACCAAGTGAGTTTTTAGATAGATTTGGATAAGTTTCTAGAACTGCATTGGTTCTATTTCCATTTGCGGTAATAGAGAAACCAGATATCTCTCCAAGAAAATCAAAAACCACGATGTGCATTTCGTCATCAGTGCCTCTTTGATTTTGAGTTGCAAAATCTGATGTGCCGGGAGCAGCATCAAATAAGTCATAAAATCTCCAGCGGCGACGAACACTTGTTCCAGAAGCAATTTCAGATTGCAATCCAGCAGCAACAGGATCATCCTTCAGTTTAACTGTAATTGTAGCTGCACCAGTGTCAACAGCTGTAACTGAATACTCAAATCCTAATGTCTCACCAAAGTTAACAATATCATGAACATTGAAACCAGCAGAAGATGTGAGACTAATAACTGTCTGACCCTTTGCCTCTGTTCCACTTGTTGTTGTTTTAGCAAGTTCCTCGTAAGCAGTTGCAGATGCACAGACGGAAACACCAATTGAATTTCCCCATGCGCCAGCAGTTCTTGCAGCCCACTCACCGACTGAACCTTGTCCATCAGCAAAAGAATCTTCATAATGATCATCGTCCCTAATAATGAAAGATGTTCCAGATGCAATGGCATTTGTAACACCAGATTCACAACGAACAATACTCAGCTGATCTGAATATTGGAGGAAGTTTGCAGCGGTAAAAAAAGTTTCAAATTGGTTGCCAGAATTTTGTGGCTCACCAAAAATCTTTACCATTTCTTCCTCGCTGCCCAATCTTACAATAGAACCAACTGGACCTTTTTGAAATGCGCCAGCAATAGCACCAATTGTTGTTGGAACTGCGGGAACGATACCTGTTAGATCAATTTCTCTAACGTGAACGCCGGGAGATACAAGGAAACTCATGTCTTTACTCCTATATCAGACTCCAAAACAAACAAACTGAAGTCTATGTTATTTCAGAATATTTATAATAATCAGTTTTCTAAAACACCACTTTTATAAGTGTTATAACTTATAAATAAAATGATGAATGAACACTATGAAAAATACAAAGAGACAATCAAAAAGGTTGCTCGTAGGAATTACCAAAAGAGAATTGTTCTATTGAATGATTTTTTGGCAGAGCAATCTTGTATGCATTGTGGTGAAAGTGAAACAATCTGTCTCAAGTTCCACCCACACGATTCACAAATTCGCAAACTAACAAAACGAATGGGCACAAATAATGAAAGCAGAAAGGAAATATTTCACCTAATAAGTGAATCAAAAATTCTGTGTTCAAATTGCTTTATCAAAGTTGATAACGATTTGATAGAATTTATATAGTTACCAGTTTGTGCTATAGTCTCTGACAACAGTGGTCCATCTTGTTCCGTACTCATCAACTTCATCATCAAGAGGATCATCTACACCATTCAATATAAACCCAAATGGTGCCATATCTTGCTCTAGTGCGTCTTGCTGTTCTCTCATCATAGTCATTCGTATATCATTATCAGTTAGTTCTTTGAAGTATGTTTGATCTGTAGCCCAACCAAACATAAACATACAGGCAACCAAATCATCATTACATCCATCATCTGCCGTGTATGACGAACCCTTACTAATGAAGGTTGATAATTCATTGACACAATCATAATCCTCTACAATAAGTTTATTATCCTCAATTAATTGTTTGAGATTTGAACATCCAATCTTCTTCACAGCTTTAGTCGTTCTTACCCCCAATTGCGCTCGGCCCCCTGAGAAGCCCGCTCCAAGGACTTGTCCCGCTCTGCCACGCATGGAAGCCATAACTAGGTTGTCATACTCCAAATCAAACTGTAAAGCATTTGCGACCTGTTCCCCTATGTCATTTACCTCAACCATCACATATGCGTTGTTGTATGCCTTCGCAACTTCGTGTATCTTGGTAGGAAACAGTAGTGGTTTAATTTCATTGTCTCTAAATTTTGCGACAATCTTATATGGAATCTCTGTAACATCAAATACCACAAATGCAGAATAATCATTTGCTGTTCCTCTAGAAACATCAGCAGTTAACATATATGTGCGATTCTCTTCTGGACGAACATGAATATCTATTCCGACATTTGAATGAATAGGTGTTCTGTATACGAGTTGTTTTAGTTTCATAGAGCTTATTAGGGTATCTATTGACCCTAGAAACTCACATTCAAACTCTGAATTGAACTGTGATTGAGAGGTATTTCGTATTGTTTCTTCTTTCCAAACTTCATCTCTGCCGGGAACTTCACTCCAATGAACTTCTGTAGGAACATAATCATTCCTTTTTTCTTCAGCATCTACCCATATTTTATAGAACATATTCATACCATGAGGTGTAGAAACAATAATAACTTTTGTATTCTGACCAGATGTAATTGTAGGATAAACAGAAGCAAAGAACTGTTCTGCAACATTAGATGGAACGAAAGCAAACTCATCTAAGAAAATTATGTTATACGAACCTCCTCGAATGGCACTTGAAGATGTGGCAGCTGCTATAATTTTACTGCCGTTCTCTAACTCTATGTTACCTTTGTTCCAAGCTATGATACCTTGTTGCATCCATTTAGGGAGGTTTTCATATGCAAGTTGTAATCGACTAAGAATATCTCTTGCAGTTGAGGACTTGTTTGCAAGAACAGCGATATTTACGTTTGGATTAAACAATGCATAGTGTAAAAGATAACTGATAATTGTAGTTGATTTACCTGACTGTCTAGGTAGTTTGAAGATACTAAATCTGTGGTCATGCATAGTAGAAACCATGCCTCTTTGAAAGTCATACATCTCAAAAGGGACAAGACCTTCATCAAGTGAGACAATTCTTACATAGTTCTCAATAAAATAAATAGGGTCTTCAGCACACTTATGGTATTCTCTGATATCATCTTTCGTAAACTCAACAGCAGTGTTTGCTTTCTTGAGATTGGGATTACCCAGATATTGATTTTGGTCAGCCATTATACTTCTTCATCCACCGTTGTTTCTCTTGTATTTAGTTTTATTGAATTTAATACTTCATTTGGTATTTCATCTTTATTATACCAATATCTCCCATCATCAAGGACAAGCCTTAATTTGTCATCACCAAGTTTAGTTCGTATATGTGGATATGCATTAATATTATTTAGTGGAACTAATGATTTTACTTTTTCTTTGTTGTCTCTATAATCAGCGTCCTTAGTAAATTTGTATATGAAGTCTTTTAATTCATACTTATAACTTAGCCATGTGCCTTTGTGTTTATTATCTCTGTTCATAATAGACCAAATTTGTAAATCTTTCCCATTTGCAAAATCATTTTGGGATTTAAAATTTGGTGAATTTAAATAA